TGGGGCGGATTCAGGAAGTCTGATTACCGGAGAGACCGATAGCCCGTTGGAAATACAGACATGCAGGACACAGGCAGGACATACATAGCCATCGACCTGAAGTCGTTCTACGCTTCGGTCGAGTGTGTGGAACGTGGGCTTGATCCGCTCACGACCAACCTTGTTGTGGCAGACAGGAGCCGCACGGAAAAGACCATCTGCCTTGCCGTCAGCCCTTCGCTAAAAGCATACGGCATTCCCGGCCGGGCCCGGTTGTTCGAGGTCGAGCAGAGATTAAGGGAAGTAAACGCTGAGCGCAGAAGCAAATCTTACGGATACAGGCTGACCGGGAAATCGGTGTCAGACATTGAACTGAAGACTCATCCGGACTGGGAAGTGGACTATATCACCGCTACGCCTCGCATGGCCTACTACATCGAGCACAGCACGCGCATCTACAAAATCTATCTCAACTATATCGCTCCGGAAGACATCCATGTGTATTCGATAGACGAAGTGTTCATGGACGTAACGGCTTATCTGCCGACCTACGGGGTCACGGCACACGAATTGGCAAGAAGAATGATCGGCGATGTACTGCGGCAGACTGGCATCACGGCAACCGCAGGGATTGGCACCAATCTGTACCTCTGCAAAGTAGCAATGGACATCGAGGCCAAGCACATTCCGGCGGACAAAGACGGTGTACGCATAGCGGAACTGGACGAAATGACCTACCGCAGGAAACTGTGGACGCACCGTCCGCTGAAGGACTTCTGGCGCGTGGGGAAAGGCATAGCCAGCAAGCTGGAGCAATACGGCATCTACACGATGGGCGACATCGCAAGGCAGTCCGTCAGGAACGAGGAACTGCTATACCAGTTGTTCGGCGTCAATGCAGAGCTGCTGATAGACCATGCCTGGGGATGGGAGCCTTGCACGATGGAATTTATAAAAGCCTATAAGCCGGCAACGAACTCGTTCAGCAGCGGGCAGGTGCTCCAGGAGCCATACACGGTACGGAAAGCCCGCGTGGTAGTCCGGGAAATGGCAGAAAGCACCGCTCTCGACCTGCTTGACAAAAGGATGGTTACAGACCAGCTCGTGCTAACCATCGGCTATGATACAGCCAGTCTGTCCAATGAAGATGCACGGACAACATATAAGGGTGAGGTAACGACCGACTACTATGGCCGGAAAGTCCCGAAGCACGCACATGGCACGGCCAACCTGGAAAGCCCGACATCATCCGCCCGGCTCATATCAGAAGCCGTCATGGAACTTTTCGACCGGATTGTCAATCCTAACCTGCTGGTGCGACGCATCAATCTTACCACGAACCATGTCGTCGATGAAGATACGGCAGCCAAGAATCAGTCTCCGGTGCAGTATGACCTGTTCACAGACTATGAAGCGCTGGAAAGGAAACAGAGGGAAGAAAAGGAAAGGCTTGCCAAAGAGCGCAAAATACAGACGGCCATTCTGAACATCAAGAAACAGTTCGGCAAGAACGCCATTCTGAAAGGACTGAATTATGAAGAGGGCGCCACTGCCAAGGAACGTAATGAACAGATAGGAGGACACAAGGCATGAAGCATCCATACGATGACATTTTCGACCTGCCACACCATGTTTCCGAAAGGCATCCGCAGATGTCCATGTACAACCGTGCCGCCCAGTTTGCTCCCTTTGCCGCCCTGACCGGGCATAATGCAACCATCACAGAGGCCGCAAGGCTGACGGAGGCGGAACAGGAACTGTCCGAAAGTGATGCTGAAGTGCTGAACAGGAAGCTGGCTTATCTGCAATCATTGGATGAAAAGCCGACTATTAGTGTTACTTATTTTGTGCCTGATGATAAGAAAGAGGGTGGAAGTTATCATACGGCGACTGGGATTGTCAAGAGTGTAGAGCCGGACAAAGGGGTTCTACAGTTTGAGAATGGTACGAATATTCTTGTCATCCATATTAGAGACATTGATGGGGAATGTTTTTTAACCGAATAGAAAATGGTTTGTCAAATTATAAACGTGCAATATTGCAATAAAAAACAGTAAAATGGACTACATAGACAAATATTCGATAAGCGTATGTACGAAAAAGCAGATTACGGCACAGGAGGTGTACGACATGATTTTCTCCGACTATCCTCCTCTTGTAAGGTTGCTTTTCAATATCCGGAATAAAATTGTAAAAAGGTTCGGGCTGAAAGCCAGTAACGGCTTTAACGACCTTATAACGGAGAACTCCACCAATCACATACAAATTGAAAAAGACGACAGGCATCTATTTCTTGAAATCAAGATTAAGTGTGGCGAGCTGGTAAAATCGGAGCAGGCAATCAGTATCTGCACATCCGTTAAATTTCACAATGCTTTGGGACGGATATACTTCTTCTTCATAAAACCTTTTCATAAATTATTATGCCGCATTGCATTGAATAGAATCATCAGACACAGACGGTAAAATTGAAGATGTTTAACAGACTACAAATTCACAGTTAAAATGGATGATTACATATCATATTTGAATAAGGTTATCCCAGAGAAAGACAGTCTTAAGATCGTCAAATCGGAAGCCGAAAAGTTCCAAAGTTCACATTCTTCCAGCGAATGTCATACAATGGGGATAACTCTATATCAATCAGATAATTTTCAGATACAGGAAATAGGAATCTTCCTTCTTGGATATGCCGCACATGAAATTCCCGAATCCTTGGATTTTCTGCGAAATACTGTGAGCAAACATCAGAATTGGAAGGTACAGGAAATTTTGGCTATGGCTTTTGACAACCATTGCAAATCCATTGGCTATGAAAACGCTGTGCCTCTGATTACCGACTGGCTTAGTGATGCAAATCCCAATGTACGCCGGGCAGCCTCGGAGGGACTACGGGTGTGGACGAGCCGCCCGTATTTCAAGGATCATCCGTCCGTCGCCATCCGTCTGCTGTCAGACAGGAAAACAGATAGCAGCGAATATGTCCGAAAATCAATCGGCAATGCACTGAAAGACATCAGCAAGAAACATCCTGAACTTGTCTTTGATGAAATACACAAGTGGGATGTTTCATCAAAAGAGATAAAACAGGTGTACAATCTCGCCGCAAAATTCCTGGTGTCGAAGCCATGATATTATAAAAGGGATTTGCAGTAGCGAAAAGTCATCATCAAATGCCGCAACCGTCATCGAGGCGGCTGCGGCATCTCTCATATCAAGCGACAGGCTCAGGCATTCTCTTTTGGTAATCAAGAATTTCATCAAGCGAAAGCCACTGCGGTTTCTCATCCTCCTTGAAACTGTCATGCAACAGTATCATGTACTCGATTTGTCGCTGTTCATCGCCAGCCCACAGGCGTTTTGGGTTCCTGTTGCCATAGTTCAGATAATACTCGCAATCCGACTGCATTCGGGACAAAAGCATATAGCGGAACTTCTTGTCATGCTGTAAAACCTCTTCTTTTGTCATATCTTTTCTATTTTAATATCTGTTTAATCCGTTACCTCAAAAAAATAATTCAACTCGTCAGCTTTCAGATTTTCAACCGCGTATAGGTCTGCCTGCTTCCATAGGTCATTGTAAAGTGCTGCAACTTCGGGACGGCTCTTGTGATGCTGCCAAATCTTGTGATTGAGAACCAATACCAATTCGGTCAGAAACTTGTAGTCCTCATTACACTCCTTGAAAGCACGGTTGTATGTGTCCCGGATAGCCGAAAGCCCAAACAGGTCGGCTATTGTGAAATCTTCCCAAAAGGTTGTCTGTACCGTGTAGCCGTTCTCGCTCATAAATTCTCTGAATGTCATAATGCTTCAATTTTAAGTTTGATTTTTCCCCTCTGATACAATCCTGTACCGGAAGGCTGTTTATTTTTCTGCCCGAGGATTGGCGACCAGTCCAAGAACAAGGATGCTGCGAAAAATACGCTCGCCAGCGAAGCCGGTGAGGAAGATTTTCCGCCAGCAAGCAAGGAGGTCCTTGAGCGGACTGACAAGCGGCAATCGAAATTTGCAGAAACAATAGACGGCTTACGGTCCGGATTATAGAGGCGAACAGAAAATAATAGAAAAGGGAAAAGAGGTATATATAAAAGGTTAGTCCGGACGAATTAGAACAGGTTGCCCGGTCCGCAAAAGGGCCTTTCATGCAGAATAAAAGAAAGATGCCGCAACACATCCCATAGACGGTTGTGGCATCCATTGCATGTTTTTCATTCTTACGCGGACTTTTTACGGTTTCTGGTCTTCCAGCCGTAAACATCGGCGACATACGGATAGAGGGAGCGGGTTCTCCGGCGAAAACCTTCCTCGTCGATTTCCCCACTGTAGATTTTGGCGGCAATGCGTTCCGCTTCGTCCCTGTCTTTGGCTATACGGTACAAAACATAGTTTGTTCCGTCATGGTGAATCATGCGTCCCCGAATATTGTAGCCGTCACCGTACCACTCGGCTTCATCACATTGGGAGTGCAATATGTCGGCGATATTGCTGCCCAGTATTTGGTAGCCTTGCCTCCGGCCATACCACAGCCCTAAATCGGCAAACACCATGATAACGCCGTCAATGTGCTTGTTCAAGTTATGCCGTTCGTCATCCAAATAGCCGTACACCTCGTCCGCCCATTCTTCATCACTGACAATGTAAGTGTTGTCATCTTGCACCTCACGCTGAAATTCCTGGTATCTTTCTCTTGCATTGTCATCCAACCTGTCCTCGCTCGACCAAATAATCTGTTTCATGTCTTTTAATTTTATAAGTTAATATTCTTCCTGTGCGGCTCAATTTTAACGAAGTCCCTATAGACGCATTCATGCTCTTTCCGGCAAAGCAAGCCGTTGGGTAGAATGTCATTGCCGTATACACAAACATACATCGCTATTCTGCTCTCTGTGTCAAGTAGTTGGCAAAATTCTTTCCAATGTTCAAATTGCGCTTTCGCCATTTCAACCAGAGTCTTTTTCCCTATATTACCGACTCCATTTTCTTCCAACTGACACAGAACTTCTGCGTTTTCATTGTCGATGATTGCTTTTACCCATCCTTTGAAGCTGTAAATTGTCTCCATTTGATATGATTTTAATTGTTTGTTTTTCTTCCCTCTCTTCGGAGGTTTCGCCTCGTCCGACGGGATTTGATTTTATGTGCAGGATACAAGCCGGAAAGGAGGGAACAAGGCAAGGAGGAAGCGGACAGTCTATGACGATTGCATTTGTGTTCAAGAAGCATTGACGAGTCTGCGAGTTGATGGTTGTTAACCACAAATGTAGCCGCGCCTTGACGGTTCCCGCCCGGCTTAACTTTGCACAGGAAAATCAATGGACGGCGGGACCGGCATGGATGCAGTATAAAAGGAACAGGCTCGAAGAGAATAACAATGAGCATAAGAAAAGCGACCCGAAGGCCGCTTTTGACCGGGAAGCAGGAGGTTATTTTTTGCCCCGTTTCGGTTTCGCTGCCGGCTCCGCAGGAGCTTCCTCCTTTTCCGCTGCCGGGTAGAACTTGACGGCTACCATCGTGATGCTATTATGCTCGATGCCGTCTTTGTCTGTCCATCTTTCGGGCTTGAAATAGCCCTCCACGGTAAGCAGGGTGCCTTTGGCCAGGTACTCGAAAGACCCTTTGTTATCGTTTTTGCGCCACGCTTCAAAATTCAGGAAAGCGGACACCCGGCTGGTCTGATCGCCGGATTTCTCCTGACGGCCTATAGCCAAGGAGAAACGTGCTACACTTGCGTTGGTGAAACTGCGGATCTCAGCGTCCTTACCTACGAAACCTGTCACTGCGAATGTGTTCTCAATCTTTTTCATAATTCAATGCTTTTAGAAGTTAAACGAATCAATTTTACGATGCCCAAAAAGTAGGTGCCGCAAAGGGATGCACCAAAGACCGCCAACAAATACTCTTTATTTTTGGATCAAGCAAAACCGCAGGCCCGATAAAGGAAGATTTGTGCAGCTGTGCATTGGTCAAGGCTTGTCAAGCCGCTCCCGACCGCACACTATCTTTGCGGCGGAAAATGATTGTGACTTCGCCCAAAAGCAATAGTGAAAAAGTAGAACATGAAGCGACGGGCTTCGGAAGGACGTGTCCGCAAGACACAAGCAGGCACACTCTCCCCGTAGTGCCGGCATGAAGTCGGCAGGCCAGCCACACCCTTGACATTGAAGCGGCAAAAAGGAGCCAATGGCGGGCCAAAAAGCCCTGCGTGGAGGGTCATGACCGGAAGTTCGACAGCCGGCTTTGCGCAAAGCATCCGGCAGGTGTCTGTTCCGGCTGCAATGGGAAGCAGGAGGCAGGCAGGAAAGCGGGCAGAAATCCCTCTCTGCGGGCAAAAGCATGAGGGGTGCTTTTTTGCGAATGGAATGTGATATAAAAGGGTATGCAGCCAAAAGAAAATAAAAAAGGAAGCCCTGCCCCCGGAAAATAGCCATGATAAAAAGTATCGAAGGTACATATTCCCAATACGCCGTATTGAGAAAATGACCTTGATACACACATATTCCTGTCTTATTTTAATTCTACAATGTCATCTATTCTGCCGTACAATATTGACCTTAATGCAGTCTTGTCAATGGCATAATATTCACAGATGAACCCATGTTGTTTCACAAAATACCGCTTAAGGACATCCGAGAAATCGAAGTGATAGCCATTTAAGGCAATTCCTCGCTTGAAATAAACGCTTTCCTTCACGCTGCGGGTTATCCAATTTTTATCTTCACGGCTCAACTTGCCTCCATTATTGAGGCTCTCACGAAGTTTGTACGCACGGCTATTCCGCAATGTCTCCAGTGCAGGCACTTCCCACTGGACAAATTTGTTTGCTATCTGTGTCATAAGTATATTCTTATTATTCATAAATGATTACTTCATCTCGGTATTCGGATATTTCTTTTCCGCTGGTTAGGGAGACAATGATTCTGTCCCCATAGTCGCCGACAACAGTTCCCTCTGTATAACCCTTGTACGGGGTAAGCAAGGTGCAGCTCTTACCTATGATGTCGGACTGTTCTTCATTCTCGTACATAAACCTGTCTTTATTTGATGTTCCAAACTCCATTTGAAAACGTCCTGAAGCTCACATACTCATTCGCAAGCTCATAAGAATGTATGCGAATGTAAATTCGCTTAGGTGCTTCCAGCAAGGCAATCAATTCATCCATTTCTTTTTGAGGACATTCCCATTTGGAGTAAAATTCACTCTCGACACATTGTCCATGTCTCGCAATGTAGCTATCGCAGAAATTCTCTTCTATGAACTGCTCAATCGTAATAAGGTCTTTTTCGTTCTCTGTCTGTGCGAAGAAATTGTTTGTTGCGTAATTTGCCATAATCTCAATATTTTAAGTTTTTTTCTTCCCTCTGGTAGCATCCGCTACTTTCGGGCTTGATAAAATTTTGGCGCAACAAAAGGTGTCATGGAACATTCCGGCAAGGTTTCGCAGCAAAATACAACCTCAGTGAAACCGAGGTGGAGATTTTGGTGAGAATCGGCAGACTTGACCTTGTGAACAATGGGGCATGACATATACCTTCGCGACATAATTCTTATCAGGAAGGTCGAAAGTCGGTGTGCGGAGTATCGGAAGATGCTTCCCGTATAAAAGAGGGGTGCAGCGAAAAAATAAAAAGGGAAAAGAGAGTTTATTTCTTTTGGCTGCAAAAATCGTTTAGTTTAGAACTTGATAAGATATACAAAAACCAAACTAAACTTCTATTTTTTTCAATCAGATTTAAGTTTTGTCCCCAGGGACAAAATTAGTAATGAACGGGAGACAAAATTGCTTTAAGTAATATCAGAGATTTCTAACTTTACAAAAAAATCAGTTGAATCAAACAGGACTGAAGAGCCAATTTCAATGTCTATACTTGTTCTTTTTTGCATTTTTTACCCCAATTTTTGTCCCCAGTTTGTCCCTTGATAAACACATATACATATATAAATCGTTGATATAAAATAAATTATTAAAATATAGCACTTTCTGTATCGAAAAGTGTGCAGGAACAGTCCAAAAAGCCAAAACGAAAAGGTTTCTTAGGCATATTCGGCAAAAAAAAGGAAGTAACTCCAGCAGTATCAACCACTATCCTTCATTCGGTCAATAGAAACGTAATCAGCGAACAGAAAGTGCAGGATCGCCAATTGTCGGAACAAGCCGACAGCCTTGCAGCTCGTAATGCAGAACTTAACAGACAACTGCAAGAATTGATTTGCCAAATAGAAGAAAAGGTACAAACCGAACTGCAAAGCCGGGAAAACGAAATAGTTGCCATGCGTGAAAAGTCATTTATGCAAGTAGGCGGTTTAATGGGATTCGTTCTTCTATTGTTGTTAATTTCCTACATCATCATACATCGTGATGCAAAAAGCATTAAACAATACAAGCACAAGACAACTAAAACAGTATACGAGATGATAACGATATACGGCAGCGACGGCATAGCGAAGGCGCAGGTTCCCTGCGACGACAACTCGACGCAGGAGATGGAATTGCAGGGCGACAACGTGCTCAGCCTGTCGTTCACGCTCTACGAACACGTGCCCCTCGAGGTGAATGACTACGCCGAGTTCATGGGCCGGCGTTACTGGCTTATGGAGCGGTACCACCCCGAGCAAACGTCTACGGTCGAGTGGAAATATGCCGTCAAGCTCTACGGCATCGAGAGCCTAATCAAGCGCTTCCTGGTCATCAACGACACGGACGGCGACGACGAGCCGGTATTCACGCTGACCGCCCCGCCGCGTGACCACGTTGCCCTGATTGTCAAGAGCATCAACAACGGCATGGGGACAACCGACTGGAAGGTGGGCACGGTGGAGGGTACCGACAACATCGTCATCGACTATTTCGGCAAGTATTGCGACGAGGCGCTCAAAGAACTGGCCGAGAAAGTGGGCCACCGCGCCGAGTGGTGGGTCGAGGGGCAGACCGTCAATATCTGCCGCTGCGAGCAGGGCGAGGAGGTGACGCTGGCCTACGGCAAGGGGCTGCTCTCGCTGAGCGGCGACATGGCCGACAACGCCAAGTTCTACACCCGGCTCTACCCGGTGGGCAGCTCCCGCAACATCGACCCGGAGAAATACGGCCACACCCGGCTGCAACTGCCCGGCGGCGTGAAACACGTCGATGTGAACGTCGACAAGTACGGCGTATGGCACCACTACGAAGCCGAGGCCTTCGCCGGCATTTATCCCAAGCGTATCGGCACGGTGAGCTCGGTGCGGAAGGAAGAGACGAAGGACGAGGAGGGCAACCCCTTTACAATCTGGTATTTCAAGGACGACAGCCTCGATTTTGACCCCAATGATTATGAGCTGGCCAACCAGGTGAAGCGTGTGTCGTTCCAGGAGGGATCGAAACTGGCCGGTCTGGGCGACGAGGAGGACGGTACCTATTATTTCGAAGTTAACTACGACAGCGACAATAAGGAGTTCGAGATCATCACCATTTGGCCGTATGACGACGACACCCAACTCCCCAACGACACCCTGTGCCCCAAGGCGGACGACGAGTACATCTTGTGGAATATCCGCATGCCCGACGAGTATTACCCGCTGGCCGAGCAAGAGTTCAAGGAGGCAGTCGACCGCTATAACGAGGAGAATGCCATCGACGTGAGCCGTTACAAGGCGCCGACCGACCACGTCTATATCGAGGAGCACGCCATCGACCTCTATGTGGGCCGCCGGGTGAGGTTGGAGAGCGACAAATATTTCCCCGAGACAGGCTTCCGCAGCAGCCGTATCACCAAGATTACCCGGAAGGTGAATCTTCCCTCACAGGTAGATCTGGAAATCAGCGACGCCACGAGCACCGGCGCGATGACGACCATCAACGACAATATCACCGCCGTGGAGAATTATGTGCGGGAGGCCACATCGGGCTCTTTCCCCGACCTGATCCGGAGCTGGGACAACACCCTGCCCACCGACAACAACGTGTTCAGCGCCCGCCGGGTACTCAAAGAGGCGCTCAGCCGCCTTCGCCCCGACACCGCCCAGGAGAAAATCACCTTCGCCAAGGGGCTGGACATCGGCAACTACTCCTCCCTCGTAAGCGGCGGGACCTTCCGCACCGATGAACAGGGCAACACCTATATCGAGGCGGACAACATCTTTATCCGTAAAAAGGCGACAATCCAGGAGACGCAGGTCAACCGGGTCACCCACATCGCTGGTGAATACATCATCAGTTCGGCCTCCTTCGCCAGCCTCTTCCGGGTGGAGGAGCTCGAGACTTGTTATCGCTGCTATGCCGACGACGGGAGTGTCGCTCTCCAGAACGACTTCATCGTGGGCGATATGGCCATCTGCCGGGCGGTCGACCGGGCGGAGGCCTTGAAGCCCCGCTACTACTGGCGCAAGGTGGTCGGCGTCGGCGACAACTATGTCGACCTTTCCAAGACCGATGCCGACACCGGCTCGGACATTCCCGTGGCCGGTGATGCGGTAATCCAGCTCGGCTACGACCCCGTCGTAGGCGGTACCGAGGAGCCCGGGCGGCAGAACGCCATCATCATATCGTCGGTAGCCATCGACGCCCCCAGCATCAAGCTGGTGCAGGGAATCGACTCCTACACCTTGGAGGGTAAAGAGGTTATCGGTCAGGGTTTCGACACGACCACCGCACGGGCGTTTTTTAAGGTATTTGGCGACCTCGCCGTCGGTACCCCCGACCAAAGCACCTATCTGCTCTACGACTCGACAACCAAAACCCTCCGAATCAAGGGCAGATTCATTACCGAGCATTACGACGACCTCGACAAGGCTCTCGAAGAGCGCGAATATCTTCGCCAAGCCTTCCGTAACGACACCACCATCGACGGGGGTGTCATCGCCACGAGTCTCGTGCAGCTCGGCTACCGTACCCCCGAGGGCGAGTACATCGTCATGAGCGGCGTGAGCGGCCTCGACCAAGGGGCAAGCAGCATCTCCTACTGGGCGGGCGGAGAACCCGTGGACCGCTTTACCTACGACGCCGAGACCGGCACCTACACCGAAAAGGAGGAACTTACCGGCGACGAGGCCACGGCCCTTATCCGCATGGACGGCACCGGCTACCTCGCCGCCGGCAATATCCGGTGGGACAAAAGGGGGAAAATCGACACCAACCTCGGGGCATTCTTTTTCGGCGACAAGCTCATCGATGCCTACCTCAACATCTTCGAGCTTCACGAGGATGCGGAAAGCGGGAAGCTGCTCAACGTCACCCCGCTGGTACCCTTTACCGAACTCGACGTCGACGGCAGGGTCACCATCGGCGGGGCGACCTTAATCTGGGATGCCACCAACAAGGCCATCAAGATATATGACGCCAAGAATGGGGAGCCGGTCAGCCTCTACACCACCGGCAGCCTCTCGGCCCTCGGCCTCGGCAGCCTCGAAGGGGGCGGCGGTGGCGGAGGAGGACTCATCAAGCTCGTCTATGGCTTCGACGACTTGGGCGGCACGTTCAACGACGCCACACTGACCGACACGTTTAATGCCTATGCCATTAACGAGATATGGAAACGGGCAAGCCGTAGATTCACCTACATGGGCACAGGTAATGTGGTGACTGTGGTCAATGATACGGAGGCCGGGGTGGTTGTTGTCAAGGGTATTACAGTCCCTGACTGGGCGCAGCAGCCCAACAAGCCTACCTATTCGCTGGCCGAGATAGACAATGTGAGCGGTACATATACGGGGCTGACCGTAGGCAAGGCTCAGACAGCCGACAGATTGTCCGCCGCCCGGACGATCTGGGGGCAATCCTTCGACGGGGCGAACAACGTCACCGGGGCGTTGAGCGGCGCGACCACCATCACGGCCTCGTCGACGATAAAGGGCTACCGGTTGCAATCTACCTGTGCGACGGGTACGGCGCCGCTCCTCGTATCGTCGACGACGAAGGTGGGAAACCTGAACGCCGACCTGCTGGACTCCTACCACGAGAGCGCATTCCGCATGGGCTACGGGCACGACGGGGTGAAGTACCGCCACGCCGCCTATGGGGACGGCAACCTCCAATGGCGGAAAATCGTCACCTACGTGAACACGTCGGGCGGGATATGGCAGGGCTGCGCGGTCATCGGGAACTTATGGCTGGAACTGGGTAACACGAGCGCGCAGGAGGTGGTGGAAATTCCTTTCCAAGCCATCTTCACGGCGTATTACGGGGACAGCGCGGTATACCAGAACAAATCCGAGCTTTACCTGCCGGGATATTGCGTGTGGGACGTGATTCGTATCGTGCGGTACGGCAACAACAGCTGGGAAGTTCAGGTGCGCGTGCCTGTCGCCAATTACCGGCTTTCATTCGAATACACGGTGAAGAACATCAACAACGGGGGTACGGTAACCGCCGGGCAATTCAGCACATCGGTAAAGACATCGACGGTTGCCAACGACCACGACACGAATGTCACCCGGCCGAACAGCGACAAAGCGTACAGGCTGGCGAAAACGGTATACCTGTGGGGGCAGTCTTTCGACGGGACAGGCAACGTGAACGGTGATCTGACCAGCACGGGAAACATCTCGGCACAAGGCTCGGTCACCGCCCTGACGACCTCCGACCGGCGATTGAAATGCGACTTCGACTATACGCTTAGCTATACCGACCGCCTTCTGGCCTTGGGCAGAGTGTGCGATTTCCGATACACCGAAAAAGCCCGGGAGCGGGGCAAGGGAGGCGTGGACGATGAAGCCCATACAGGGCTGATATACCAAGACGCCAAGGAGGTGTTGCCATCGATGGCCTGCGAGATGGAGGACGGCTACGGTGCCCTAAACTACCTGTCGCCAGACTACATCAACACCATCGCCGGGTCGGCGCAGGAGACCGCCCGGATGCTCAAAGCCATGAAAGCCGAGATTGAGAAACTGGAAAAAGAGATAACCGAATTGAAGAAAGGAGGAGCGTGAGCGTATGGCCATCAGCAATAACAAGATTGTCGCCCCGGTGGTGATTACAGACCCCTACAACCTGCTGGGCATTTACCCGGCAAGCGGGGTGTGGGATGTGGCCGACATCGTCGGGCTCGAACGTCCCTCGTCACAGGGCGGACTCCCCGGACGTATCAACAAGTGGAGCCGGCACAAGCCGGTGCGCTACCCGCAGGCGGCACCCCTCTCCGACAATTATCCCCAACAGGCCGGCGGGGTCACGACCTACATCGACCAGTGGGAGGGCAGCGACACCGACAAGAACCAAGGCATACGCTACGGATTACAGGCCACTATACCGCACGGCACCAGTATCGTAGCCATACACGACACGACATTCGACTATGTGGCCTATCCCCACCAGGGAGCCGATTTCTGCCGCCTGAGCGACTTCGACGGTTACGATCACAAAGCCACTCCCAATCTTGCAGGCAGCCAAATTGCCGAAATCAGCATCGATGCGCCCTATCTGTTCGTCGACATAAACTACTACGACTCCTCGGTCAATTCTACCGGCGTTCCCATCGAATCGTGGCTGGCCTTGGCTTCCGACAAGACTATCGGCGATTACTACCCGGCCATTCTCGTCACCGACGGCAATGGCAGCAGCTTTGCCCGTCTGCTCACCAACACCTCTACAAATACCGTGACAACGCTGCGGGTAGGTCAGGTGTGGTACTCCGCATTCAAGGTCAAGTTTTTCAGCGACGGGACGGTTTCGCCGATACTCCCTGTCGGGCAGAGCGACACATTCCCCGGCGAGGCCACGAACGGCTCGACACTCAAAATAACCCTATTTCTCATCGACACAAAAACTTTCGAATACTGGGCTGCCGCCGACAAACAGATTACCGTGGCCGACTACTTCCCCGTCCCCACATCGATTGCCATGATGGCAGAAGTAACAGGAGACTATACGGTGATAGAGATTACCAATTTCTCGTATTTTTTAAATCGTTTTCAGGTGAGGATTGGATTCTCGAATGGTACTCCGACCGTAGGCGAAAAATATGCTATCCGCATCTCAGGAGGCGGGTTCACAGCCTCGTATGACTACGAGTATACGGGAGGCACTGCCGCCCCAATCTTCAATTTGACACCCACTACCTATCCGCTGCTCTCAGGCACCTACACGGTCACCTGCTCGGTATACGCAATCAATCAGGCAGGAGGCACGGGCCCCCTGCTCGATACCGCTACCACGTCGGTGACCTATACCAAATGATACTAACCCCAAAAACAAAACACTATGATTGAATTAGTCAAAATCAGCGAGAACATCAGCCGCTCCTATAATGGAGAAGAACCGGTAGAAACCCTTCAATCGGTCAACTACCGAATTATGGAAAATGGAGCCGAAAAAGGCCATGTCACCGTCGGTCAAGGCAGCTTCAACATGAATGTCTATTCCATGACCTCAACCGTCGAAGAGACTAGATTGTTGGTGGAAAAGATGTTCAGTGCATTGTCCGGCGACAGCGGAGAACCCGCATAGCCAATCCGCAAAGGTCTGGGGGGGAATAAAAGCCCCCGGCCAGTTAATAGTCATCTCACCTACATATTAACGTATATACGCCACGAGAGCGCGACCGGGGGCAAATACCCTTGGCCACTCTCGTGGTTTTTTATACGTCGTCTGTAAGTGAGATATTGCAAATGTACTATTTTTTGCTGAAATGAAAGTGATCGAACTGTTGAAATTAAACCGGGAACTGCTGACTTTCTGCCGCTCCGCAGGCATACGCCTCGACGATGTGCGCTACATCGAGCTATATAACGAGTATAGCCGGCTGCTGGCCGAGGGCGAGAAAATTACCTATATCGTGGCAACTTTGGCCGACAAGTACGGCGTGTGCGAGCGCACGGTCTATGACCTTATCCGGCGACTGAAAGCCGAGTGTAACGTCCTTGCAGTGTGATGCGCCGCTCTTCCCATGGCATGGCGGGGGCGAGGCAATACCTTTGCCCGTAAAAATATGCGCCATGAACAAATACTACCAACTGCTGGACAAGATTCTCGCCTCCGGCAAGACACAAGCCGGGAAGAAAGGCACGAGCCGCTACCTGCTCAACGAGTCACTCTCGCTGACGCCGGCCGACCTGCTCGACATCTTCGAGGAGCATGGTATCGCCCGTCGAAAGCTCAAAGACGAATTGCGCCTTTTCATGAGCGGCGAGCGGCAGGTCGAAAAATACCGGGAGGCGGGCATCAGTTGGTGGGATTATTGCGGACAAACGCTGGTCAACAGTTATCCCACCTACCTCGAGAAGCTGCCGCCCCTCATCGACAGGATCAACCGGGAGAAACGCAGCAGCAAAAACTATGTGCTCTTCCTCGGCGCCACCGACGCGGAGACCAACCAAGCGCCGTGCCTCAGCCTCGTGCAATTTCAAGTCGACGGCGGCGAACTGGTGGTGTCGGCCTACCAGCGCAGTTCCGACGCCAACCTCGGCCTCCCCGCCGACATCTACCACCTCTACCTCATGGCCCGGCAAATTGATTTGCCTCTGCAATCGATCACGCTCAACCTTGGTAATGTACACATCTACGACAACAACATCGACCGCACCCGGGAGTTGCTCACCGGGAATGGCAACATTAAATTCGAATTAAACGTATGAAAAACAAACTGTATCTATCGGCTCCGCTTCCGTTCGTGGGGCAGAAGCGCATGTTCGCCCGGGAATTTATCAAGATGCTGGAGCGATTCCCGGACGACGCCACCTTCGTCGACCTCTTCGGAGGCTCGGGCTTATTATCCCACATCGCCAAGCGGTGCAAACCGAACGCCACCGTGGTGTACAACGATTTCGACGACTACCGCCGTCGTCTCGATAACATACCGCGCACCAACCGGCTGATCGCCGACATACGGGCAATTGTCGGGGACGCCGTGCCCCGGGGTAAGGCGATTACCGGCGACATTCGGGAGAGTGTGCTCGAGCGTATATCGCAGGAGGAACGAGAAAACGGGTATGTGGATTTTATCACGGTCTCGGCCTCGATTATGTTTTCGATGAAGTACAAGCTGAGCGTCGCCGAGATGCGCAAGGACACCCTCTACAACAATGTCCGCAAATCTGATTACCCGGAATGCTCCGACTATTTGGCGGGGCTGGTGATTACCCGCCGGGACTACCGGGAAGTGTTCGAGGTATATAAGGATGTCCCCGGCGTGGTGTTCTTAGTCGACCCGCCCTATCTCTCCACCGACGTGGGCACCTATACGATGTACTGGCGGCTTTCCGACTATCTCGACGTGCTGACGGTTCTCGTCGGCCATTCGTTCGTCTATTTCACATCCAACAAGTCGTCCATCTTGGAGCTCTGCGACTGGATCGGCAAAAACAAGAGCGTCGGCAACCCCTTCGAGGGCTGTACGAAAGCCGAATTTAACGCCCGCATGAACTACAATGCCACCTACACCGATATGATGCTGTACAAGCAGCACGTCGATTCTGCCGCCTAATGAGTACCTTATAATGACGTTTTAATACCATTGTAAGATTACAAGAAAGCACCGAAGATGTTTCTTTTCGGTGCTTTTCTATTTTCTAACGAATCGGTAAAAAACGATTCAAACTATACGCTTCGTTTTAAAAAGGCAACTTTTTGTTTTTAATCGCCCTAACATTTCGTTTTGCGGATTATAATGCCCTGCGTCTTGCCCTCGTTGTAATACTCGTCTATGCTTTCAAGCACCTTG